CATACAAAATAACAACCTATCTTAGGAGGTATAAATGGCTGGAAATTATTTAAGCCATCAGCAAGGTACAAACGCAACTACGATAGTTGTTGCGGGTGATACTAATAATGCTAACACTGCTAATAAAGGCACAAACCAAGTTGTTTACTTTAGAGGTATATATTTAGAAGCAGACTCTACAGATGGCACGGTTGAAATTCAATCAAAAAACCCTGCCGGAACATGGACTGCTGATAGTATCTTTAAGGTAAATAGCGGAGGTAGTGATAGTTTTTACACAGATGATGGAATAAGACTAAAAAGAGGTATGAGGGTGGTATCAAGTACTGGTATTACAAATTGCCTTGTGACATACACCGCATAAGGAGAAGAAATGCCTATTTTTCAAGAATCATTAAATCCTTTTGGTAAAGCATTTGGCGATATGTCTCCATCTGGTAGAAACAATGCATACGCTAATTCAATAATGTTTAATGCAGTAGGTAATAAGATACGAGAAGGTAGAAAATTAGCAGCTAGAAATAATTTAAGTTATGGCGGTGTTGATGATAATGGTGAGCATATTTTTGCTCCAGCTGGTGTTTATCAACCAATACAAGAAGCAGCACAAGGAATTGCAGGATTACTTGATGTTGGACCACCAGAAATGTTACCAATACCACCTATCGATCCTAATCTTGAAATGATAGGCGGTCCTTTACCAGGAACAAATTTAGGTGGTACACCTTTACCAACAGATAGATTAGATTATTTTGATAATCTTAATCCAGCTCCTCCTCCTCCTACTAATTCACAGGTGACTGATCCTTATTTTCAACAACCAATAACAGATGATCCTTATCAATATGCTCAACCAGATACTAGAATACCTGATGTTCAAAAAGAACCTCCTATATTTTATGAAGACCCTATAATACCTGACCCTCCAATGGTTGTTCAAGGTGAAGTACCAGGTGCTGGGTATATTGAAGACCCAATGGCTGTTGGAGCACCAATAGATACAGGTCCACCAATTGGTCAACCAACAGACACAGGAACTAATCCATTTTATGCTGGAGCAACAAATGTTGCACAACCACCAAGCATGACTCGAGTAGCACCAAGTTTTAGTTTAGATGTAGGTGTGGGTGGTTACGGTACACCGACAAACACTGCTGGATTTGGTAATATGGGTGGTATGGGTGGTTTTGGTGGATTTAATATACCAACACCGACAACAGTACCATATCCAACAGGAAATTATTCAGATCAGGTTGCTGTAGTACCAAATGAACCTCAAACAACTACAACTGCACTTCCAACTGTTAATTCATTTGCTGGATTTAACGGCTTTGGTGGGTTTGGAGGATTCTAATGTTTGATATACCTCTTGATTTTTTAAACAATTTACCAACAGTAACTAACAATGATGATGGCAGTGTAACTGTTAATGGAGTTACTTATAAAGATGGTCAAGTTGTTGAAGATACTCCTGTTGTTGATGAAACAACACAAGGCTTATTAGACACGATAGCTGGTAATAATGATTATTTAGCTGGTCAAGGTTACACTTACGACCCAAGAACAGGTTCTTGGACAGCACCGCCTCCACCACCACCTATTCCAATTGAACCACCACCACCACATGAGCATCGACCACCACCATATGCTGATACTGATTGGAATCCTACTGATAATATTACTGATGATGGGCCTCCACCACCACCTCCTCCGCCTCCAACAACAGTAACAACAATGGATGATCTTGTTAATTTTCTAACTGAAGGTGGTTTAGGAAGTGGGGCTAAGTGGCTTCAAGAAGGAAGTATGACAGCTGATGAAATAAGAAAAAGATATTTAAGGGGTGATAGGTTAGATGAATTTAATGCTCTTATGGCAAATTTTGATCCAAGCACATATACCTACGAAGGCGATACACTAACTTATAATCCATATAATCAAGATTTTGGTGCAGGCACAGGCATGAATAAAGTGTATTTTATAAATCCTATAACTGGACAAGCACAATTTTTAAGTGCTAATGAAGCTACTGCATTAGGTGTTGATCCTAGTATGATGTATACAAATGCACAAGATTTATTAAGTGCAAATCCTCAACTTAACGAACGGGGAGAACTTAGTAATACAGAACCCGAACCAAGTCCTACAAATACTCTTGATTATCAAGATTTATATACAAATCTTTTAAATGAAATAGCTAATAATCAACAAAACCAACCAACAGAACCTGATTATGGAAGTATGATAGATTTTAGTATTAGACCTCCTTTTTTTAGACAACCTAGTTATGGTTACGGTGGCGGTATGGGTTATGGTAATCCTTTCTTTGGCGGATATGGTTACGGTTATGGTATGAATCCTTATGCAGGTGGCATTGGTTCTTTCTACGGCAATATGGGTAGCGGATGGTCACCTTCTCAATATGGAAGTCCTTTCTTTGGAGGCTACGGAGGCTACGGAGGCTACGGAGGCTACGGAGGTTATGGAAGCAATAACTATAATCAATTACCTTATAACCCTTATTCAACATTATATAATCAATATACTTCCCCAGGATATACAGGAGACATGTATACAACAGATTATCAGTCTTATTTAGACACACCTTTTGAAGGACAAAAATATTCACAGGATTATCAAGATTATCTGAGCACTAATAATCCTTCAATGTATAACAATTTATTCGGAACAGCATAATGCCTAAACCTACAGCAGCTTCAGTAGATCAAAAAATTGAATCTCATGTTGATGCGTGTAGCGAAAGATATAATGCGATAGATAAAAGACTTTACAGAATAGAATTTATTTTAATAGCAGCTTCTTCAAGTGTAATAGGTTTATTGCTTAAATTAGTGTTAGTTTAATGATAGGAAGAGCTGTTCATAATCTTGCAACAAATGTAATTGCACCAGAAGCAAGACAATTTTATAATAATTACATAGCACCTCATTATGTTCCAGGAACGGAAACTTATAGTATTGATGCTGGAAATATAGTTCGTGGTAATCTTAGTGGGAGATCAGCATTACGAAATGCTGTTAATGCACCTTTAGCAATTAATAATCCAATAAATCGAGGTATATTTTCTTTAATTTCGAGGGGTAATGATTGGGCACAAGATAAACTTGGTCTTGATTTAAATTTAGATAAATTTAGAACAGCTAGGGATGACATTGCATCTCTTTTTAAACCAGTGCTTAAAGGAATAGGTACTTTAGGTGATGCAATTTTACCTGATTATAAAGCAAATGCAGCTGATAATTTAGCTGGAATGGCTCCACCTAGTTATGATTGGCGTAATAAGCCTGGGCATACATCAAATATGCGTAATATGGGTTTAGACCCTAGAGACCCTCCTCCTCCACCAAACCCTTATGCTTTTGATCTTTTAAATAGAATGATGGATAGCGTGCCGTCACATCCAAAAGCACCTAGATACAGCACATTTAGTCCAGATGTTTATGGTTCTAAATTAATGGAAGAAGATTTAGGTATGAATGCACAAGGTCAATATACTCAAGATGAACATGATATGATGTATAATTATGCTCAAATGATGAGAGATCAACAAGGCGGTGGATAATGCCTATATCACGCTCTCAAATGAATAAACAAATACAAGACTCAACTAGAGTAAAAAAATTTAACACAGGTGGATTAGTAAGTTATAATGGTCGCACTATACAACCAGGCACAAGGTCTGGAAATATAGGATGTGGTGCAATAGCTCCTGGTAAAAGAAAATTTACTAAAATAGGATAATGAAATGGCAGTTAGTAATAGTAAGGATTTTGAATTAGATGTTGCTGAATATGTTGAAGAGGCATTTGAAAGATGTGGCTTACAACTACGAACTGGCTATGATCTAAAAACAGCTCAAAGAAGTATAAATCTTATGTTAGCTGATTGGGCTAACAGAGGTCTTAATCAATGGACTGTAAAAGAAAAAATTCAAACACTTACAAAAGGTCAAGTTAGTTATGATTTACCAGAAGGTGCAATTGATGTTTTAGGTGTTGCAAGCCGTAAAGTTGTAAATGGCAAAGATACTGATACAATTATACAATCAATTGGTCGTAAAGAATATTTACAAATTCCAGATAAAACTGATGAAAGTACACCAAGTCAATATTTTGTAGACAAACAAATTTCTCCAAAAATAAAAATATGGCCGACATCAGATAATAACAGCGACAAAATTGTTTATAACTATTTAGAAAGAATTGACGATGCTGATCATGGTCCAAACACCATGCAAGTTCCGTTTAGATTTTATCCATGTCTAGCTAGTGGTCTTGCTTATTATTTATCTATAAAAAGAGCACCAGATAGAACACAATTTTTAAAAGTTATTTATGAAGAAGAATTTAAAAGAGCGGCAGAGCAAGATGAAGTAAGAGAAAGTTATCAGATACGACCTTCTATGCGTAGTTACAGGAGGCTAACATAATGTCTTATGCTGCGGGAAAAAATGCTCTTGGTCAATGTGATAGATGTGGACAACGCTATTACTTAAAACAATTACATAAAGAGTGGAATGGACTAAAAACATGTCCTAGTTGCTGGGAGCCAAAACAACCACAGCTAGAATTACGAGTTAATGTAGTAGACCCAGAAGCCTTGTGGGAACCTAGACCAGATAAAGATACGCCTGCGGGCGAAGGTGTAGTAAAAACTACTAAAGTAAATGCTTTTACAGATAAAACTCTTGATCCAATAGGTTATGCATTTTCTGTATCGCAAATGGAATCAAATGTTGGTACAGTTACGGTGGTGATAACATGACATTAGATGAATTAAAAACATTAGTACAAAATTACACACAAAACGATGAAACTGCTTTTGTAAGCACAATAAATGATTTTATTAAAAACGCTGAAGAAAGATTATTAGAACTTGTGCAGATAAATGTATTTAGAAAAACATCTACTGGTACTTCGACATCTGGTAATAGATTTTTAAAAGGCCCAGCAGATTATCTTGCATCATTTTCACTGGCTGCAATTGATGCAAATGGTGATTATCATTATCTTGATAAAAAACATCCATCATTTATTCAAGCCTATGATTATGATCCAACACAAACAAATTTAATGGGTAGACCAAAATATTACGCAGATTTTGACGCTGGTAGTAATACAGAAAATGAAGACAATACTTTTTTACTATCACCAACTCCAGATGTTGATTACACAATGGAATTAAATTATTTGTATAGACCGCCAAGTTTAACAGTAAATACAGCTGGTACTTATTTATCAGAAAACGCAAGAAATGCTCTTTTATATGGAACATTAATTGAAGCATATATTTTTATGAAGGGAGAACCTACCTTACAGCAAGAATACGAAAAAAGGTTCGCAGAGGAAATATCAAGACAGAAAAACCTATTTGAAGGCAGAGATAGGCGTGATGAATATCGTTTTGATAGTTTAAGAATAGAGGTGACTTAATGTATACAGATGAAATTAGTACAAATACAGGTACTGTTAATGTAATAACAACTGATAATAAGGGGCTAGATAGTGATCATTGGGCTGATAGAGCAACTAATCACATTATCTCAGTTTCCCAAGATGCTCCGCCTGCAATACGAGACCAGGCAGAAGCATTTAAAGAAAATGTCCACAAGGTATTGAGATATTATATGCAACAAGCTATATTATCTGAGCGTACGACTATTTGTGGTACATTGTCCCAACAGGGACATGATGACCTCGCCGAAATTATAAGGAGAATTTAATATGGCTATAACTCAAGCAATGTGCACAAGTTTCAAAACTGAGCTCTTACAGGGCGTGCATAACTTTTATAATGGATCAGGAGGTGGATCATCTGGAACAGGAGCTACATTTAAAATTGCTCTGTATACTTCATCAGCTACAATGAGTGCTACGACTACTGCGTATGCAACAACTAACGAAACAACTGGTACGAATTATACAGCTGGAGGCAACAGTTTAACAAATGTAACACCAACCTCTTCAAGTACAACAGCTTTTACAGATTTTGCTGATACAACTTGGAGTACTTCTACTATTACAGCTAGAGGTGCTTTAATTTATAATTCAACACAATCTAACAAAGCAGTTGCAGTTCTTGATTTTGGTTCTGATAAATCATCAAGTTCTGGAGATTTCACAATCCAATTCCCAACTGCTGACTCTAGTAATGCTATAATTCGCATAGCGTAGAAAGGGAAACCTTCTATGGCTCTGTTAGTTAAAGATAGGATAAAAGAGACAACAAGTACTACAGGAACCGGCACCTTAACTTTAGCAGGTGCTGTTGCTGGGTATCAGGCATTTTCTGTGCTTGGAAACGGTGCAACAACCTACTATGCATTGACTGATGCAAACGGTACTGCGTGGGAGGTGGGCCTAGGAACCTATACGACTTCTGGCACTACTCTTGCCAGGACAACTGTATTAGGCAGTTCCAACTCAGGTTCAAAAATTACTTTAACTTCAGGAACACATGATGTCTTCGTCACTTATCCCGCTGGCAAAGCAGGATTTAATGATCAAGGTATATCTAAAACCTTTACAG